TTGGTGATTTAATTAGAAAACATGGTTATAAAAAAGTACATTTATATGATGATTCTCCTGCTAACTTAGAACACTTTAAAAGATTAAAAAAAGATCATCCTGATGTTGAGTTTCATGCACACCATGTTGAACATGATCCAGAAACAGGACATGTGAAAATAACTACTACAAAAGCATAAAATGAAATTCAAAGAATTTATTAAAGAATCTGCTGAAGAACACACATCAGAGTGGATGTCAAGCTCCGATTTGGCAAAACATATACCAAAGACTGCACACAAACAAATTCGTTCCAGTAAAGAACACAATATATTAATGAATCATGACCTTGCACATGGAGGTTCTGGACATTTGAAATATAGAATCAAAACAAAAACATATGATAAAACACATAAAATTAGAGATGTTCAAGTAGCATCGGCAAAAAAAGATAAAGATGGATTTACACATCATGCATCTTTTGCTTTGTATTCACAAAGTGCCAAACCATATCAGCATGTAAAGACTAATATGGAAAAGAAATTAACTGTGCCATGGCACACACCTTCTGATGAAATTAAAGCAAGATATAACAAATAATGTCTATCAATAAAGATTCGTATCGTGATAATCCTCTGCTCAAAAGAGCCGGGGTAAAAATGGAGTACACACAAGAGCAGATAGAAGAATACATCAAATGCTCTAAAGATCCTATATACTTTGCTGAAAAGTATATTCAGATTGTTAATGTCGATGAAGGTCTGATGCCATTTAGAATGTGGGACTTTCAACGAGAGATGATCAAAACATACCATGAGAATCGTTTCTCGATCACAAAGTGTCCTCGTCAGGTTGGTAAAACTACCACTACAGTTGCGTATATACTTTGGCTGTCTATTTTTCAAGATACACAAAACATTGCTGTTCTTGCCAACAAAGGACAGTTAGCTAGAGATATTCTTTCAAAGTATCAACTGGCGTATGAAAATCTTCCTATGTGGTTGCAGCAAGGTGTCATCACATGGAATAAAGGTTCAGTTGAATTAGAAAATGGTTCTAAAGTTATCGCTGCTGCTACTTCATCATCAGCAGTTCGTGGAGGATCTTTCAATGTAGTATTCTTAGATGAATTTGCATTCGTTCCTTCTAATATTGCTCACGAATTCTTTAACTCAGTTTATCCTGTTATCTCATCTGGTAAATCAACAAAGATTATTATCGTATCTACTCCAAATGGCATGAACTTGTTTTACAAGTTGTGGATGGATGCAATCAACAAGAAGAATAATTATAAGACATTTGAAATTCACTGGTCGATGGTGCCAGGAAGAACAGCAGAGTGGCGTGAAGAAACTATTCGTAACACCTCTGAACGACAGTTCCAACAAGAATTTGAAACTGAGTTCTTAGGTTCTACTAATACTTTAATTTCCGGATCAAAACTACAAGAGTTGGCTTATGCGGAGCCAGTAGAAAAGAGAAGAATAGCCAAAGAAGAAATTTTGGATGTCTATGAACAGCCCGTAGTTGGTGATGGAGAAATTACCAAAGACCATGTGTATGCTATCTGCGTAGATGTTGCGGAGGGTAAGAATATGGACATGTCTGCTCTCTCAGTCATAGATATATCAGAAACCCCTTACAGACAGGTTGCAAGGTATTCTAGCGCATTTATATCACCTGTTCTCTTTCCTACTATTATATACAATGCAGCCAAATACTACAATAATGCCTATGTATTGATAGAGGTAAATAACACTCCACAAATTGCCGAGATTCTTCATGGTGAAATGGAATACGAGAATGTACTTAAAGTTCAAACTGGTAACAAAAAGGCCCAACAAATTTCAGCAGGATTTGGTAGAGGTGTTCAGCTAGGTTTGAAAATGAGTAGCCAAGTCAAACGAATTGGCTGTACAAACCTAAAGACACTTATAGAAACAGACAAACTCATAGTAAAAGACTTTGAGACTATTTCAGAACTTACATCATTTGTTTCTGATGGAGCAACATGGAGAGCAGAAGAAGGAAAAACAGACGATGTAGTAATGACTTTGGTTATGTTTGCTTGGATGACCACTCAGAAATACTTTAAAGATGTTGTCAACCACGATTTGAGAAAACAGCTTCAGTTAGAAAAACTTAGTCAGATAGATGAAGAAACTATCCCAGGTCCTATTATAGACAACGGATTAGATGTTCCGTTCTTGGTAGAAGGTGGAGATGTATGGGTTACGGGGAGTCAAGGTGAAGTTTATGCTGAATATTTCAGAGAAATAATGAGAAACTGATATATTCTAAATAAAGAGTATAGTTTTATATACCTGCCAAATTCATATATAATAAGGAGAAAAAGATGGCAATTCAGTTATCTCCAGGAGTAAGCGTTACCGAAGTTGATTTAACAACTGTAGTTCCTTCGGTATCCACATCAACTGGTGCATTTGTTGGAAATTTCGAATGGGGTCCAGCAAATGTCAGAGTTACAGTAGATAGTGAGAACACTTTGGCTAGTGTTTTCGGTACCCCAAATTCAAACACATATAACTCATTCTTTACCGCAGCTAGCTTCTTAGCATATTCAAATGATCTGCGTGTAGTTCGTGCAATCAACACTAATACCAGAACTGCTACAGCAAATTCTTCAGCTTCAGTTCAAATAGCAAACGAAGATGTATATGAAACTACTTATCTGCAAGGAAGTAATGCTAATGCATTTGGTGCCTTTGCTGCAAGATATGCTGGAGTAGCAGGAAACGCTATTGAAGTAGATGTTTATGACAATGCATCAGCCGCTACATTTGCAAATACCTACATTACTTCAGGTGGTGTTTCAAGAGCATGGTCAAGTGTTGTTAATGGTGCGCCAGGAACTTCAACCTATGTAAGCAATGCTGGTGGAGCTAATGATGAATTCCATGTTGTTGTTACAGATAGCACAGGTGCCATTACTGGCACAAAAGGAAGTGTTCTTGAAGTATTCCCATATGTTTCAAAAGCAATTGACGCTGTAGATGGAAATAATCAAACAACATATTGGAAAAATGTAATTTACACAAATTCCAACTTCATCTATGGTATGGATGCTGTTGACTATGCTAACACAAATGCAACATGGGGTGGAACAGCAGCAAACACAACATTTGCAAGAACGGCAGTAGCAAATACTTCACTAAATCTAGTTGGTGGTACAACAGCAGCATTAACAGACGGTAATATCAATAGTGGATATGATTTGTTCAACAATCCTGATGTTGTTGATGTGTCATTAGTTCTAACTGGAGATGCTAGTGTTACTGTTCAGCAATATGTCATCGATAATATTGTTACCGCAGCAGGAAGCACAACAGGTCGTTCTGGAGATTCTGTAGCATTTATTTCTCCAAGATATTCTGATGTTGTCAATCAATCAGGTAGCGAAACAACTAATATTAGAAATTGGTTAGACACATTAGCCCGTTCAAGTTCTTATGTTGTTGCTGATTCTGGATGGAAATATATGTACGATAAGTACAATGGTGTATACCGCTATGTTCCACTAAATGGTGACATTGCAGGTCTATGTGCATTTACTGATCAAGTTCGTGACCCTTGGTTCTCACCAGCAGGATTCAATCGTGGTGCAATCAAGAATGCTGTCAAGCTATCTTGGAATCCAAATCAATCACAAAGAGACATTCTGTATCCTATAGGAGTTAACCCAGTGGTTACCTTCCCTGGACAAGGAACTGTTCTGTATGGTGATAAGACTCTACAATCTAAGCCTTCAGCATTTGATAGAATCAATGTTCGTCGTCTGTTCATTGTTCTTGAAAAATCAATTTCTAGAGCAGCTAAGTTCTCGTTGTTTGAATTTAACGATGACTTTACAAGAGCCCAATTTGTAGCACTTGTTGCTCCATTCCTGCGTGATGTACAAGGTCGTCGTGGTATCTTTGACTTCCGTGTTGTCTGCGATACAACAAACAACACACCACAAGTTATTGATAACAATCAGTTTGTTGGAGATATTTACATCAAGCCTGCTCGTTCTATCAACTTTATCAGACTTAACTTTATTGCAGTTGGAACAGGTGTTCAGTTCTCAGAAGTTACTGGTGCTATCTAATAAATAAAAGAACAAGGAGAAAAGAATGGCTTTTAATGTATCAGAGTTCAGAGCAAATATGATTGGGGACGGTGCCCGTCCTAATCTATTTTCTGTGACATTAATCTTTCCAACAATAGCAGCAAATGGTGCCGCAGCAGGATCTAGAGCAACATTTATGGCTAAGTCTGCACAACTGCCAGGTTCTACTGTAGGAACTGTTCCTGTGTTTTACTTTGGTCGTGAACTAAAGTTTGCAGGGAACAGAACATTCCCAGATTGGACACTAACTATCATCAATGATGAAGATTTCTCAATCAGAAATTCTCTAGAATCATGGATGAATGCAATCAACAGTCATGCAGGAAATGTTCGTAATGCACAAGCGTCAAATCCAGCAGGATATACTGTTGATGCTGAAGTTACACAATATGGAAAAACTGGCAACATTCTCAAGAAGTATACATTTGTTGGATTGTTCCCAATAGATGTATCTCCGATCGATCTAGATTGGGGTTCAAATGATACGATTGAAGAATACACTGCTACTTTTGCATATCAGTGGTGGCAAGCAGATACAACAACTTAATTTGATTTATACTGGAGAGCCTCTGGCTCTCCTTATGTTATTTTGATTTTATAATGCAAGGAGAAAAATTTTGGCGCTAAATCTGTTCGGTTTTACCATATCAAGACAAAAGGCTGAAGAAGATTCGTTAGTTCAGCAATCATTCGCTCCACCGAGTAGCGATGATGGTGCATTGACGATTACTTCTGCGGCCTATTATGGTACATATGTTGACTTGGATGGTACAGCAAAAAATGAAGTAGAATTAATTTCTCGTTATAGAGAAATGGCTATGCAACCAGAAATCGAATCTGCCATTGACGATATCATCAATGAATCTATCGTACAAGATGATGATGGTAGAAATGTGAAGCTCATCATGGATAATTTGAAGCAACCAGACAAAATCAAAAAAGCAATTGCAGATGAGTTTCAAACTGTGCTTCGTGTATTAAACTATAATAACATGGCAGCAGATATATTCAGACGATATTATATTGATGGTAGATTATTCTATCATATTATTATCGACAGAGAAAATCCTACTGCTGGCATTAAAGAGTTACGATATATTGATCCTAGAAAAATACGCAAGGTTCGTGAAATGAGAAAAAAGAAAGACGAAAGAACTGGCGTAGAAATTATGGCTGTAATCAATGAGTATTACATCTATAATGATAAAGCAATTACTGGTACACAATCAAACTATGGTCCAGTAGGAACAAGAATCACTAAAGACTCCATCATCAATATCAATTCAGGATTGATGGATTCTCGTCGTGCTGTTGTATTATCGTATCTACACAAAGCAATTAAGCCTCTCAATCAATTGCGTATGATTGAAGATGCAACAGTTATCTATCGTATCTCAAGAGCACCTGAGCGCCGTATTTTTTACATTGATGTAGGTAATTTACCAAAGCTTAAAGCAGAACAATACCTGCGTGATATTATGGTAAAATACAAAAACAAACTTGTTTATGATGCAAACACAGGTGAAGTCCGTGATGATCGTAAGTTTCTATCGATGATGGAAGATTTCTGGTTGCCTCGTAGAGAAGGTGGTAAAGGAACTGAAATTACCACACTACCAGGTGGACAAAACTTAGGCGAACTAGAAGATGTAAAATATTTCGAAAAGAAATTATATAAATCGCTTAGTGTACCAATCTCAAGATTAGAATCTTCTTCAGGTTTCACTATTGGTCGTTCATCAGAAATTACTAGAGATGAATTGAAGTTTGCAAAGTTTATTGATAGACTGCGTAATAAGTTTGCTGAATTATTTGATCAAGCATTAAGAGTACAATGTGTTCTCAAAGGAATTTGTACAGAGGCAGAATTCAATGAATTCAAAGAACACATGTACTATGACTTCATCAAAGACAACAATTTTACAGAATTAAAAGAAGCAGAATTAATGGCAGGCAGATTATCTCTGTTGCAGCAAGTTGATCCATATACTGGCACATATTATTCTATGAATTGGATTCGTAGAAATGTTCTGCGTATGGATGATGATGAAATCAAACTCATTGATCAAGAAATTGATAATGAGAAGAAGAAAGGTTTTGAAGTTCCAACTGAAGTTCAAAATGCTGTAACGCAGCAGAAGATGATGACTGATATTCAAATGGATGCACAGCAACAACAAATGCAGCAGCAGCAACAGGATATACAAACACAGCAACCACAAGATGCTGCACAAGCGCAAGCACAACAAGCACAACAGTCACAACAAAAACCAAAAGCGAAAAGTCCATCTTCTAGTTCAGCAGATTTAAGTTTGTCTGAAACATCAATTGTAAGAAGATTGGCTAGAGTATTATAAATATCATTTGTTCAAATTTTTAAATAAGGAAAATTAATGAATACCAGAGCAATTATAGATTATGCAATTCAAGATGATGCCTCAGCGATGCGTGATGCTCTTTATTCTGAAATTCAAGATAGAGTTCATGCTCATCTAGAAATGAAGAAGCAAGAAATAGCAGGCAATCTTATTGCACAAGAAGATGCAGTGGATGTCTCTGATGAATCTATGGAAGAGCCGCAAGAATAATGAAATCGTTTAAAGATTTTTCTGCTAAAGAAACCGTAGAAGAAAATATCGACGGCATGCCAGGAGTGTTCTCTGCGAAAACATCAGAACCTCCACAGATTTTAATTATGCGTAAAAAATCTATTCGTCAGTTTCCAAATGGACAAAGAGTTGCATTATACCAGATCGATAAGCTGAACAAATATATTACCATTCCTTATATGGAAAAAAATTGGGCAGCAGAAGAAACAGAATTAGAGATATTTGAAGCAGAGCCGTTAGAAGAAAATGTTATGCATCATTTGCAGAATATTGTAAATAATCATGCTGCTAAATCAGTTAAATTTAAAGATGGTTCTTCAATGAAAGTTGATGCACAGACAGCAAATGCCATATTAAAAGTTCATGGTGCTGTCAATGATGAAAACAAGAAAAAGATTTCAGATATGGCTCACAAGAGCAAAACTCATTTTAAGAAAGTAGCAGACTTTGCTTGGAAACATGTAACTTATAAAGCTAAGGATTAAGAAATGGCTAACTCATTTTCATATCAAGTATTAAAAGATGATACCCAAATGACAGTTATTAAGTTAACTGGATTGTTTGATGGTTCGGGACAAGAAGAAAATATTGCTAGAATTCAAGCAAACACATTATATGGAGCGTTAGACGCTAATAATGTACCACTAGGAAGTGGATTGAGCTTAAGCAATACTGCTAAACCATACTATGGTTTAACTGTTAATCGTTGCTGGTATGATACAGATACAGGATCAGGATCAGTAGAATTATACTGGAGAGCAAACAATAGTCCACAAGCAGAACCAGATTCTGGTGTACCAATTCTATTCATGCAAGGTAATGGAGAATATGATGGTGCAGGCAACTGGATTACAATTAAGAATCCTACAGTAACAGCGAACACAAATGGTGATATTAGCATTCATACCAGAGGACAAGTTGCTAATGCAAGCTATACAATTATTCTAGAACTGCGTAAAGATAATGCATACTATCAGCGTGGTCAGTTTAATGATCCGGCAGCATTCAACTACCCACCATACGGTATTACTCCATAACAGGAAAGAAATATGAAACTCATCAAAGAAGTTTATGACACAGTTAATTATCTCACAGAAGATAAAGACGGACAAAAACAATTATACATTGAAGGACCATTTCTTGTAGCAGAAAAGAAAAACAAGAATGGTCGTTTGTATGAATACAATACGATGAAAAAAGAAGTTCATCGTTATACTGAAGATTATATTAACAAAAATCGTGCTTTTGGAGAACTAGGACATCCAGACACTCCTACAATCAACTTGGACCGTGTTGCTATTTTAATTACAGG